GCAATCGCCGACCCGCAGCCATACGTTTTAAATCTCGCATCTGTAATAATGCCATCTTCAACCTTTATCTGTAGTTTCATTACATCGCCTATCTAACCACACGCTGGGGCGCCAACCATGCCGGTCCCAACGTGCGTGTCCTCCTTATCAAATGATCCCACATTTCGTGGGTTCTCGTAATGATCCACAACCTTTTCTGAATAGGCCATAGTTATCTCCTGAGTTTATTGTATAGTATTTAATTAGTCTTGTCTACGCTTCATGGCGCTTTTGGCCATGTTCGAAACAGTTTGTTCTGGATTGTCAGCTGCGGCCATATACTCTTCTGGATTATCAACTCGACTTTGAGAATCTGTGGTAAACTTAATAGTTTCTGGAGTAATGTTCTTAAGCATTTCTTTAATTGAATCTTCAGCTTCATTGGCTGCAATTAAATTTTGGTAAGTAAAACCAGTCAGGCCAGTATTTGATATATACCGAATTACCATTGGAGTGGGTAATTCAGAAGCGATCTCTCCCCTGATGACTTTATTATGAAGAAGATTCAGAGCTGTGATTATGTTTCCATAATCACCTCTGTCTTGATTATCTTCGTCTTCTTTAATAAAGTCTGAAGCTCTCATTAACGACGCTCTCTGCCCAACTCATCGCTGCCAGCGGCAGCATCGGTGGCAGCAAATCCGTCATCCTCAGCATCTAAATCGCTGTCTAAGTCTGCTGGAGGTAACTGGCCTGACAATCCTTGATCACCGCCCATGCTCATAGCTTGGTCAGGTTGCTCACCTGCAAGTACTCGGGCACCATTATCTAACGCATCGCGGGCACCATTCAACGAATCCATTAATCCTTGTAGTGCTGCTGTAACTGTTTGCTTATAGCTGTCAGCTTGTGCAGTGCCGATTTGATCACGTATGGTATCTAGTAAAGGAGGAAGTTCTTCATTCATCATTTTACTAGCATCAGTGATCATGTCCTGAACGCTGTCTACCATGTCCTTGGCTGCTAGTACTGCTTCAGCTGTTTCCAACTCGCCTTCTAGTAGAGTTTCATGTTGATTAATCCACTCAGTTAGCCCTTCACGCACCATAAGCATTTCCATATATTTTGGATTTTTTTCTGCTGTATGAGCGCCATAGCTCTTTCTAATAACATTCAGGCTTTCACCTAATGCAGCACTTAAACGCTGAGCCTTTGCGTAAGTTAAATTATCGTAGTCAATTGAAAAGCCAAAACGGCTTTCCATGACACGGTTCAATCGTTTTGTTTTTTGTGGTGCAAGTTCTTTTAAATTCATATTAAGGTTTCCCAGATTTTTATATATTTAGCCGTTGCGATTCTTTTTTCCAATTCTTGACGAGCAGGCCCGAATTTTAATTTAAAATCATAATATCTTGCGTACCACAATTGTGCTTTAAACGGATCTTTTTTATTCTTATTTGTTAATTTGTCAGTGTAGAATTCTAATTCATCATAGACTCGGGCCACTTCGATATCTGCTGTCAGTAACCCATCCGCTGTTTTATAATATTGCATTTTAGTAAGAACGGTATATAGCACCGCAGCAGGTTTACTATAAAATGTATGAATTAATTTATTATCTTTGATAACTTTATACCTATGTGTGCCCAAGTTAGTTATTACATAATTTCCGATGACCCATTGATTATTGTTTATGGGCACTAGTACAGGTTGATTTAGAGCATATCGAATATAATTCAGTTCTTTTTTTGCCCAAATGTTTACTTTAGATACACCAAGGTTTACTATTAATTTACCTAGCTCGTTTTTTGTATATGATTCGACCGTTTTCATTTTTTCTTGTTAATAGATTTTTATTCACTAATTGATTAGCCATATGTTGTTGTCTGTCATCCATATCACCTTTAGCCATTACAGGTGTTTCTTCGTCAAATTGAGACAGCATGTCTGCTTCCTCATTTGTGATGGCCACATTTATATTTTGCGTAAGTTCTACGATTTTCACTTTGATGCCAGATGAATTAACAGGGTAATAATGGCTGTAAACATAACCCCAACTATAGTAGTTCCAATGGTTATCATTTGTTTATTAATGCCACCTGTCTTATTGGTGATACTGTCTTTAATTTCTACAACGTGACGCTCAATGACCGTCATCCGCTCGTCCAGATTGTCTAGTTTATTTTCCAAAGCTGCATACCTTTCCGCACAAAGTTCTACGTGCGCTTCAAGGTTCTTCTTTTCAATGTCGGTGGTTTTGCTCATATTACGCCTTATATAGCGATGCTTTAATTTGTTGCCTGAATATGCCGTGAAGAGAAGCCTTAATGGTGCCGTAGCATCAACTAATATTTAGCTCATCTACGGCAGAAAAATATATGTTTTTTAATATCCCATAGCTATGGAAAATCGGTAGCATGAATCTGGCAGATTCGTCCAACCCAGTTATCACCGGCACTTGTTCAAAATCTTCATATAATTGATCCACAGTGTAGATATTTTGTTCGCTGGCAAATTTAAATATCCAAACTTTTTGCATGGTTTGATAAAACTCTCCGAAAATTTTACTGACGCCATCCATGTCTGATAAAAGCTCGGGTCCTCCTAAAATTATAGGCTGAGTTTTTAAACCCAATACCTGCAAAACTGTTTCCCAATTTCGTTGCTGATTCCGTTCAAGACTATCACCTCTGATTATATCAGTGGGTGTTATATCTACCAGAGTAGCACACATAAAAGAGTTCATGAAAATATTTATAACCAACAAAAAAGGCACTATAAAAGTGCCTTTTTGTTTTAGTTTAAGCTAAAATTACTCAGCTAGACGTAGTCCAGGCTGTGTAACTACAACACCAGTTGTGTTGTAACCAGCGGCTGTAGCAGCACGGATGTTAGCTTGTAGGTCTGTTGCATTCCAAGCTGATTCTTCAACAAGAACGCTTAGAAGACCGTTTGTAACTGCACCGTTGTTTGCTGTACCAACTTGGTAAGCTAGCAATGTAGCATTCAATCCAATAGTGCGTAGGATTGTTTCAACGCCTTCGCCTGTACCAAATTGTGTGGTCATAGAAACGTTAGAGTTGATAGCAAAAGCCTGAACTGGCTTGCCGATACCTGTGCTGATCAATACGTTTGCACTTGATGCTTCTGTGCTTAGAGCAATGTTACCAACGCTGACTACGTTTTGTGCATTACCATTTGTACGTGTAAAAACTGCCATTTTATTTTTCCTTTAAAAATTCTGCGACTTAACGCATGTAATTATTTATACCAAAGTTATTTTTTCCACTGCTTAGGGGCAGTAAAATTAGCTTTACTAAACTCAATTCTATCAACTAACTTAACTGCTCCGCCGTCGTGTCCGATAGCAACAAAGCCTTCAGGCGCTGTTACTCGATATCCGTTGTCAGTTTTTAAGAAAGTGCCTATATTTTCAATTTGCTGCATCTTTTGTAATAGCATTACTTTGGCTTCAACTATCCGTTTATATATGGCAAGAATTCCCAGCAATATGTTACTGTTATCAGCCATGAACTGTTCTTTATCCTGTATCTTTTGTATACGGGCAGCAGCAGCAGGACTGTCGGGCCCACCTTTTAGTTTAGCAATCTCTGCTTCCATTTTACCTTTGTAAAATGTCAGGAAATTCTTCAAGAATGTTGTGGGGTCGCCTACCTGTGTTCCACCACGCACCATGTTATTAATGAAAGGTTTAATGTAAGTGGCAAATTCTGTCATTTCTTCGTCGCCGCCTTTAGTAGTGCGGCCAGTAAAGATAATACGATTAAAGTCTTTTTCCTTAATTTTCTTGAATGTTGTTGCAGCAGCAGTCAATGTACCTTTGATCCTTGCATCTTCGTCGGGTGTCAAACTGGCTCTACCAGTAAAATCTTTATATGTGGCATCGTCATACCACACAGCACTGTTAGGTTGCAACCCTGCCACCGAGGCTCCAAATACAGCCTGCATATTAGGCAAACTATCGCCTTCATAGGCTGTATGAAAAATTATACCTATTTTAGCTTTTTCAATTCTTTTGCCTAATTCACTGTTTACAGGCACTGCATAGGTAATAGTGTTAGGAGTAAAAATATAACATTCTTCAGTGCCAGCGCCGCTGGGCAAAGCAGCAGTCGTAACATCACCGGGAGCAAACATTAAGTCGCCTTGCAGCACATTGCCTATGCCTAATTTACTCAAATATTTTAAGGCAATAGTAAGTTTGTTGGCCAGACCTTCCTGAGCTCCATAAAAGTTTCTAATATCTTTTGCACTTTTGCATAGTTTAGGTTCATTTTTAGAAAATACGCTTTTTGTACCTACAAAAAATTTACCATCCAATGGATCAGTGCCGCAGATGATAGCAGGAGCTCCGTCCCATTTTACTGTAACTTTAACTGGTTGACCTTCTCCTTGTGCAAACATTCTGCGAAGGCCTTCCATATAGTTGAGTGCTTTTTGTGCGCCCAAATAACCTTCATTATAGACAAGGTCTTCCACATGTTCTAAGTGTACATTTTTGCCTTCTGCTGCTTCACATAATAACCATGCCGCAGGAGCTTCTTTAATTTCAAATAATTTCATAGTTTACTTAATTGTCTATTTAAAAATTGTGCCATTTCGGGACTTGCTTCTTTTTTGCTACCAAAATACACCCATCTGTCGTCGTCAGTAAGAGCAAAGTCTGTGTTTTTATATCGCAAAATTAACGGGTCTGCAGAATTAACCACTGACACACTTTGAGCAATCCCGGGCGCAGGTTCGTCAGTTCGTTTTTTCTCTGCTCGGGCAATATTTTCTTGATTTTGTGATACCCATATTGCAGCATTGGATCTTATTTTTGTTATTTCCTTAAAATAATTTAATGCAGTCTGTCTATCTATTTTATTAGGCAGTGGTTCAAAAGGCAAAGTTTGTGCTATATAGGATTTAATTTGCGGCTCTTCACCGCCTGCAAAAAATTCAAAAGCAAACATCCGCATATCATTTCTAACAGCCGTCGGATTAAAACTAGTGGGATCATCCAGGTTCATGCCCTGATCTGCCAATCGAGTCTGGAAATATGCCAAAGCTTGTTTAGGCAATTCCTCGTTGATATCGGCTAAATTTTTTTTAAGTGAGTCTGTTTGGCGCTGCGCCCGTTGTGCTCTAGTTCCTACATCTCCTGATCCACCAGCTAGCCGGTCTAATAGGCCAATAGTTCCAGTTGCGGTGCCTCCTGCTATTTGGCCCAGGCCGCGGCCCACATTCTTAATACCTTGCCATACTCCGGCTTCAGTGATAACTTCATTTACTTTCATTTGAAATCCTTTTAACACCGCGGCTAAATTTAGCTGTATCTTGGGCCCTGATGCTGTTTATTAATCTACGTTCTAATTCTTCTGCTTGTTCTTTATCGTAGTTTTCACGAATAAAGTTAATAAGATTAATGGCTCCAGTAATGACGTGATTGGCTCGGCTTTCCACAAGATTCTCTTTATCTTTGTGTAATCGTAATGAATCTAGTTCTTCTAATAAACTACGAGTTTTTTTCTGCAAAATACTGGCTCCAGATTAACTATATTTATATCTAATTATTTTATAACCCATTTAGGTCCTTTAATATATTGTTCCATGTCAATTCTCGATCCCAATAAAAAGGAATCCAGTTTGTTTCCTTAATTGTAGTAGTTAATCGATCTAGTCTGTTTTTTGAATAATAATAGGGTATTTTTGGCAATAAAAAATTAATAATCCACTCAAGATGGATTATAGGACTTGGTTGTACTTCATTCATTCTTATTTCTTTATAAATTTCTTTAAGGCTAAACTCCATCATTCCTTTCCACGGTGTGTCCCAAACCCATCGATCGTCGACTAAAATATCTTTTTGTTTTTCTGTAAGCTGGCAATCTTGAGTTAAAAAGAAATAATAGTTACTATCTTTAAGCAATTGTTTAACTAGAAACATATTATTGAATAGTCTTAATTTTGCTTGTTCTTGTTGTATATAAAAATTATGATAATTCTTAACTTCTTGCAACTTACTATCACTGCTTAACCACCAAGTTCTGCCAGATTGATGCACATAATTTGCGCCATATACTGCGTCGGATTTTATTGCTTCTTCCCATATGTTGTTTTCGATTACTTTGTCGAATCTATTAGGATGTGGCCATTGAATTAAAAATATACCGTGTTTGTCTTTTATGTATTGGTCAACAACGGCTGTAGTTAAAAACTCGCTGCCTGCGCCTATACCCGACATATTGATCACTTCACAATTATCATATATTGCAGATAATAATGCAGGCCATTCTGGCCATATATGGTTGGCTGCATAACCGTCCCCAAAAGTAAAGATTTTAAATTTTTCCATAATCGATAATTTCTGTTGTATCAGCGAACCAAGACGCTGAATACAAATTGATAATATCTTTACCTGTTAACTTATAGACCATCGACGAGACTATACCAAAATCAATGTCATTGAATTCTTTTGGAATTTGATGGTTTTTTCTATTAGATATATTTTCTAATATTAACGAATAGTTCTTAGATTTTTCTACAATGTTGGATTGTTTTACTAAAAAATCTCGATGTATCTCTTCTAAGTTTGCAGGAATAACGAGATCATTGTTTTTAAAAAATTCGTTAAGTTTATCGAATCTATAAATCCAACTAAAAGGCAAATTTATACAGTCGGGCTTTTCGTTTACTAACGTCGATTCGGGCAACCAAGAATAAAAATTAAAAAACTCTTCTCTTATTGCATTGGGGGAGTTAGGATACTTTTCGTTGACCTTAGCTATAAAATTTTTTTTAGTTGTGGAATCGGATCCGATGGCTTTATAATAAAAATTATTTGTGTAAATATCCAGTTTATCATCCAGGAACACATTGATTAATTTATGATCAGGAAAATAATAACCAAGATTTGTATTATTAAAATTATGTAAACAAACTACATTTTTGTTTTTGTCGCTTTTTTGAAAATTCTTTTCAAAATTCTCAAAACTACCTGTGATTGATTCATAATTATGTTCTTGAGAGTGGAACTCTCCTAGTTTACCCGACTGAAAATTATAATCATTGTTTAGAACTCTTGCAATAAAATGCCCAAGACCGCCTGGCGGAAAATCAATTACTACTTTATTCATATAAGTCTGACAATTCAGGAAATGCATCTTGCCATTTAGAATGCCGAACAATGTCCCATCGACTCACAAATGTTTTCCAACTTTCTAAATTTCCATTTAGTGTATATTGACTAATTAAATTGAGAAGTCGATGATCTTTACTGTATTTTTTAACTATTCTCTCATACAGGGGAGTTGATATTTTATCTATACTCCATGCGTTTCCGTAACAGGGATGTATATTAATTTCTACTGGATCTCCTAATCTGTTAACTGAAAAATTTTGATTCACCCATTCTTCAAATTCTTTAAAATAAAAAGCATTTAAGAAATTAACTGTATATTCAAATCTAAACATTACATTAACTGGTGCATGATCGATGAGTTTAAACAAATTACCAGTAACTTTATCCCATTTCAATGGCCATCGGATATAGTCAAATTGCTTGTCTATTCCATCAGCTGACACACAGAATAGTATTAGTTTAAATTTATCCCATAGCTCTAATACTTCCTCTTTGGGATATATAGATCCGTTTGTGGTATATTGTAAAGTAACACGTTCAGGATTTTTAATTTGCTTTAAAAATTGATAGTGAGCATCAGTAAATAACGGTTCCCCGCCATAAAATTTAATATAGGTTAACGATTCTAAGTCCAATGAATCGATAATTTTTTTAATTTTAGATTCTGGTGTAATTGTATTAACAGGTAAAGTTTTTTTAAAAAATTTATTGTGTTCTTTAATCCATAATGTACTAGAAGATTTATCGCATATAACACAAGCGGCATTGCAGTTAATGTCGAGCCTCAAGTCTAGTTGATGGATGCTATTATTAGCAACGTCAGGTATCCAATCAAATGATGTTTGTCTAAGACTTTGAATGCCTGCATTTTCTAGTTCTTTGCAATTAAAACAGTTATTTGTCCAATCTGTTATCTGAGCAAATTCCTGTCGAATAGTCGACACACTATCTTCGACAGATAAGTCGGCTGCCTTTCTATTTTTAAAATAGCAGCATGGCGTAATCGAAACATTATTAGCAGAATTGTCATTCCATAATGTCAGCCCGTTGCTCAAGAATCTACAAAAATTGTTGCTCATTCTGCTTTTTTCAGTCCCGCTAGCATTTGTTTAAGCTTTGCATTTTGGGCAGCGCCGCCACCAATTCCACTGCCTGCGGGTTGTTCCCAGGCTGGTGTGCCTGTTGCTCTTTCAAATTTATTGGGCGCATCTGCGTCATCTGCACTAGTGGACCTTGCTTTAATGCTGCTCATAATGCTACCAACCTGTGGCTTTACTGTACCTGGTGTACCCTGTGCCTCCTCGCCCGGATCTGTAATACGTAGTGTGTCGATGTCATAATCTAAGTCTACTTTCATACCCACACCACTACTGCTACGAGTTTTCATTAATTGTATCTGATAGCGACCACGCTCACGCATAGCTCTGGATGTAAAGATTCCAAATACATTGTCTGCTGTATTAATCTTACTAATACCGCCACTGATATGACTGTGATCAAATTCAATCTCCTCAACTGCACTTCTATTTAACTGGCTAGCTGTAATCATTAATACGCCAAATTCTTTGGCCAAGTTTCTTAGTTCTTCCGAAACGTATTTGTCTTTGACAAATAAATCATTGGGGCTGACTTTGGCACTGACAGGCATAACAAGATCCAAATAGTCTACCATGATAAAATCTGTTTTGCGGCCAGTCTGCACTTCAAGTTCTTTGAGATATGCACGAATCTGATTGACGTTGCTCTGCGCCGGCATATATTTGATTCTCATGCTGCCAGACTTTTTGCCCAACATGCCAATCTTTAATTCCACTGTGTCCAGTTCTTTAAAAATTTCTCTAGTACTGACATTTGCAGCCATGCTGTCAATACGCATGGCGCACAGTTCTTCACTGAGTTCCAAAGTCAAAAACACACCATTTAATCCAGCAACTACCCAGTTTAATGCGATGTTTTGCATGAACAAGCTTTTACCCGAACCCGATCCTCCGGCAAAAATATTCAACTCTCCGCGGTTCATCCCACCAAACAATCTCTTATCCATGGTGGGCCAACCTGTGCTAATCTGCCCGTTGTTGCTTTTAATTTTCATTAATCGAGCACGAGGATCTGCAAAGTAGTCTGTGCCCATGTCTTTGGTTAGACTGATCTGTACTGCATCTTTGATAATCTTTTCAATGGGGTCGAAGTCCCCTTTTTCAATCATATCTGCGGCCTTGAGCACTGCACGTTCTAATTCATATTTCTTAGTAAAGCCTTCAAACTCGATCATAAACCAATCATAATGATTTTCGCCCAAGTCCGGAACAGGCTTTAAATCTGTGCCTGTGACTGCACGAATTTGTTCAGCAGTGGGCATGGCTTTGTGTGCATCAACATGTTCTTTGATAAATTTGGCAGCAGATTTTAAACTACGATCAAAATTCTCTGGATTGTAGATATTCTGAACACGCACATAGCTTTCTGAATTTTGCAACATCATTTCCAAAAACAATTTTTGGAGATCAACACTATAGTCTTTAGTCATATTTTATTAGCTAACAATTTAATTTTTAATGGATTGGATTCTTTGGCATCTAGAATAGATTTCATAACAAACAGTTTTCCGTATAATTGAACTGCATGATTAATATCTTTTGCAGTACCTTTCCAAATTGGAAAACTCACACTCCATCCGTATTCTATTGCACGATTAATAGTTTGTTGCCCGGGCCAAACTTCCTTGCCTTGTTTGTTGACATGTTTGTCGAAGTCTGGAACTACAATTACTTCTCGTCCCAATGACTCTATTAGTTCTGCCTGCTGCTCACTGATATCATTGGTCTGTGTACTTACCCCATCTACGCTCATAGCATCAAACGGACCTTCACAGACAATGACAAATTTACTGTCCGGTTTTTGTTCATCTAAATTAAAAACAAAATGGGCAGGATGATCACTGTGATATTTGGGTTTAACATCGTCATTTGATGCTCTTGCCGTATATCCTACTACTTCACCTTTGTATTTAAAAGGAATAATAACACGATGTGATAATTTATATTCTACTTCGGGAGTCCAATAAAATTCATAACGTTGCATATCAATTTTTCTTTGATATACATAATCAACTGCATGTTTAAAACCTTGTGGATAGTCAAGACTATCTGCTAGTTCATAAAATTCAACCAGGGCCATAAAACTTGACGCTTCATCTGGTAATTTTCGAGCAGTGAACGTTATTTCTTCTTCGACTCCAGCTTTGATGTCTTCGGGTTGAATTAAGTCTTTGATCCTCAGTGCTTCAACTACTAGTCGTTGTATTTCGTTAACATCTGCGCCTAACCAATTGAGAAATTTTCGATATTTGAAACTCAGTGGTCTGCCAGGTTGATAACCAGTCTTAAATCCACAATTAAAGCAGTGCCAGCTTACTCCGCCGTCTTCGTTGACTATTAGTCCGCCACGTCCTCTTGTATCTTGATTGTCGCCGTTGTGAATACAACAAACAGCATTACCCGACAACCAACCAGACTGGGACTTTTTAGTTTTACGACTTTGAGTCCATAATTGCTGCGTATAATTTGCTACTTCATGTATCAAGACGAGTGACTTTCCAGTTGTTTTGATCTTTTCTTTTTCTTACGGTTACTGTGTTAGTATAACACTTTCTGTAAGCAGAAAACAACTGCCAGTAACTTACTTTTAGCTCATTTTTGTACTGTTCGGCAAAATCTTTTAGACCGATATTAGTAGTCCAGACTTTACCTTCTGGTGATTCAATTCTATACGATCCCTTATGCGACTCACTTTTGCGTTGTTTGGTCTCTATTGAATCTGGAAAAGTTTGATATCTTTTCTTTTGCCCGACACTACAGTTTTGACTTCTTGATTGTTTCTTTTCTTTTGACATATTGGCATGATGTTTTAGTGCATTGTTTCTTGCACATTCTGAATCCACTCCATCCCCACCTGTTGTCATATTATACCCATAATCAACAGAATTATAATGTGCAATCCAGTAAATTTCCCTATCGTTTAATTCTTGTTTTGACCATTCATCGTTTCTTTCGATGATTTCAAATTTCATACTATTCCACGTATATTTTCTGATAGCATTTACTATTTTTCTATCAGTTGTATCTTTATGTTCAAGTAAGCTATACCAATATTTCTTTTTATCGTAATTAACTTTTGATTGCCCGACATAATGTTTGCCAGAAGGAGAGGTAATAAGATAAATGTATTTCATACATTTATTTATCAACTAACAGTTAAAACAAATTCTTCTTAGCGGGCAGTATGCTTAGGGTATAATCCTGTACAGAGTTGAACATCAGTGTTAGTATACACTAATTTTTGGGTGAAATCAAATAGTTTTATTAATAAATCTCTACCACTGTGCCAATCAAAGCTGCCGTAGCATCTAGTGTAAAGTCGCCACCTGCCCAAACTGACAGGTATTCAGCATAAGCCATGCCGTTGTCTACGATCCACCCAGCTGGAGCGGCTGTAATACCATCGTAAAAACTAAATGTCACTACAGTTGATGGGTAACGAGTCAATGATAGACCTGGTACTGCCAATGTAGTTCCGGTAGTATTATCATCAATGCCAGATGCGCCATCTACCCCCACAGCATTACGAAATATCAAACAACCTGAATAAGAATCGGTGCTGGCCGTGCCGCTGCCGCTGTCAAATGTTAAAGTCTGTGCCGAACCGTCGCTGAACTTATAAACCATTCTAGTCGATCGATCGCTGCCAGTCCCAAATGGATTGGCAGTGCCTGTGGCAATACTAGTCCAACCTGCGGGAGTCGGTGGAGCGGTACTAGTTCTGTTGCTGCCAAATGCTATTATTAAGTCGCCGTCTGCATGTGTAGGTATACTGATACTAGTTACTCCCGCTGTGCTTAGGATAGAACCCAACACACTCTGTACCATAATAGGCACTGGTTCCATTAGTAATGCTTGTATGCTGGCCATTTTAACTTAGACCAGCACCGGAGATAACAAAAGTATTAGCAGTAACACACACCAATGTTGCCACGCCGTAACGAGCCAATGTTCTATTTCCGGTAGCTGCTGTGCCTGCTAGTCTTAGTGTAACGCCCGATCCTTGAACTATTGCATTGCTAGAGTTTTGATTGTTGAATATGCTAATAGTTTGTCCGTAAGGAGCGGCAAATATGCTGGCCGGAACAGTTACATTACCTGTTGTAATGTTAATCATTTGTCCATTGTCTGTGGATTGTAAACTATAATTAGCATTTTTTCCGTTTTGTGGTATACTACGCACAGAACCTATACTATCAGATATATTTCCACTGACATTTAATGACGTTAAATTGCCGACTGACGTGATATTTGGCTGTGCCGCAGTTAAAATAGTACCAGTTACATTACCAGTTACTGCACCAACGTGTGTACCAAATGTGTTGCTGTTAACGTTGGCGGCTGTTACATTACCAGCAAAGATGGCGGTGGTACCTGTATAAGTTGTTCCGCTCACATTACCAGTGGTAACATTGCCCGATACTGCTAAACTTGTTAATGTGCCTACTTGTATGATAGCAGATTGGACACCCGCTGTTACTGTGGCGGCAGTTAAAGCACTGGTTGCTTGACCAGTCAACGCGGCTGTGATTATATTAGCTTGAAAGTTGCCGTTGGCATCACGACTGACTACTGTGCCTGCTACAGAATTTGGTGTGGCGTCAATGCCCACAACAACTGCACCGGTAGTAGGTGACACCTGCATATGAAGATTACCGCTGACACTACTGATTGGGCTACTTGCCTCTACTCGATTCCACACATTGCCGCCGTAGGTCACAGTGTCGCCGGATACATACGTCACATTGCCTGCGCCCAAATTCTGTGTTCCGCCAATTGTAACAATATACTGATAACCTGCGACTCCTGTGCCGTTGCTGAGTGTGGGAGTATTATTGGCAGCGTTCCATCCGCCTTGGAAAACAATGGCACCAACTAGACTACTAGGTATTTGATCAGTGGTCAATCTACCATCTATGCCCAGTGTGGCTACACCGTTGGCCACTGCTCGTTGTGTCAGTGGTATACCAGCGGTAGTTTGTATACTACTGTCTGTGGTAAACAGAACTGCATTTGCTGAAATACCTGTGGCTGTTATACTGGCCACTTGTTGACTAACAATACTACCTATAGGAGTGGTCCAGAAGTTAATCTTTGATCCTTTGGCACTATCGGTAAAGTTTTCTAATGCCACCGATTCAATGCGTGTGCCGCCTGTGCCCCAAGTAGTTGTACCGAAGCCGTTACTGCTCAATCTTGATAAAATATCATTTTGTTTGGTAGCTTGTGGATTAGACACGTTGCCGCGGGCCACATAACTAGCCCAAACCGAATAACTATTGTCACCGCCTACGTTGCCCGAACTTCCATAACTTCGTTGGGCAATACGGCTATTTTTGTTGGGGCGACTGGTTGTTTGTATCAGTGTGTCTGGAAATACTGTGTCGGGATCAGTCGTGCCACTGCCATTAATGGCGACCATTGCTTCAGTGGGGCTAAATGTTGTGTTGTCAAACTGTGCCTTGCGTTTAACGTAGAAAAAACCAGTATCACCAGTATCACCGATGCTGATATCAAGTGAAGGGTTAGCACTTTTTAAAGTTGTATCTTCAATGACAAGGTTGCCCAAGGCCAAGTTCTGTACACCATTTAGATATAGTGTACCAGCATTGGCAGTAATGTTAATATTCTGATCTGTACCTGTGTCGGCCAGAAATAGACCCTGATATCCCAAATATAAATTCGAATATCTGCGATTTGGGTTGCCCAAATTAATAGTGTTGTCCCCAGCAGGAATCAAATTCGATGTCAGTGATCCAGGAACGTATGCTATACTTTGTGTGGCGCCATTGTTAAACTGAATATTACCAAATGCCACATTGCCGGTGCCATTGTTATAACTTAATGATCCTGCGTTATCTAAACCTAGTGTATTGGCGCTAAAGTAAATACCAACTGGGTCGCTGGCCAAGTGTATGTGAGCCCAACGTAGTTCGGCAGTACCTAAACTGTATAAATCATCAGCGGTGGGCAACAAACTACCGGCAGTGATAACATTGGCTACAATACTAATAGGAGTTCCGCCTGGGGTTGAGCCGTCACTGAGTCTTAGTTCTCCGGCGGATTCATTGTAGAACATTCTTCCCCGGTCTCCGACATAAGACGAAGCATTAGCTGAATTAATTCTACTAGTAAAGAGTTGTTGTACTGGCACCGATAGTCCTTAAACGTCTAATGGTTCATCGCTGGCCATTTCGTCAATGGCAGCAATATTAATTCCGGATAATTTTTTTAATTGAGTTAACTCGTCGTCCTCATTGTCAGCACCTTGGCCGCTTAGATCGTTGTCTTCGCCGTGTTCGTCGTAGATACTGTCAACGTCCACTGCTTTTTTTAACAATTCAAGTTTAGCTTGTAGTGGGGGAACAAAAAGACCAACATTTTCTGTGTTGTCGTCTAGTTCTGGTTCGACTTGATGCAGTCGACCAGACACTGTAATATCTGCAGGCTGTTGTTCGTTGTTGCCAAATGCGGCCAACATATTAGCTGCGGCTTGGATAAATTCATGTGATTTCATAGTATTATGTGTTCAAAAATGTTGTGCTGTTTTGATTCACTGCACTCTGAAAAACTGTACCACATTCTGTTAGTGTAACAGCAGTGCTGGTGCCGGCAACTGGTAAAACTGAAATTCTGTTTCCAATGCCCGTCATGTTTATGTATGTGGGAAAGTTTGCGGGAATCATTGCGCCCACATTCGAAGTAAGTGTTGCTGGTGCATTAATAGCGTAAACGCAGGCTGCATTTGCTACTATTTTAACTTTTGTAGTGGCTATGGTGTTAGTGTTACCAGCTACATTTGCTGCTGTTGCTGTTACTATTGTATATGATGCCATATCTTAAAATCCTGTTATTATTGTTATTTATATTAATATGTGGTTAGTAACCAAATCTGGCTTTATAGGTAGCGTATAGGGATTGTACAGTGGCCAAATCCAACACCCCGTTATAGACTTTGACAAATCCTATGTCAGCTGTTTGGACTTCGCTGCCAGCTGATCTGCTGAATAATCTCAATTGATTAAACCCGCCACCAGCAGCATTGGTTGAAGAAAATGCCACTGAAGTTGGTTGAACGCTGGTTGCAGTGTACAATTGTCCCAACGATGTTGTGGTGTTCCAAGTTGCCCAGCCAAAATGCCATACAAGATCAGCACCTGATCCAGGCAAGTTTACTGAAAAGTTTGGATAAAAAGTGTCGGGGTTACCGTTGTACAAGCCCATCAGCCAATCTTTGCTGGCCTCGCTTTGTGTGTTCAGTAGTCGTCCAGATGATGTGGCTATGCGTTTGTAGGCCATGAATACCGAATAACTTTGTCCAGTGACATAGTTAGGCCCACCGTACATTACATCTGTGCCAGTGGCATTGCTTTTTCTAAACACGCCGCCGCTATCTGCCTGCCAGGATATACTAGTACCAGCATTGGCCACTGTGATAGTGAATGCACCTGTGCCCGCTACTGTAGAACCATTTACAGGTACAGCTGAATAATTGGCTGCATCTAAATCATAGACCAATGCGGGACCTGAGGCGGCTGCCACTGTACGTTTCCAACTTCCCACAGCGGCCTGCATAATGCCAGACATTAGTTAACTCCTGTACCGTTAATAAACCAGGTATCTGTTCCCACTTTCATCAGTGTAGCCATTCCATAGTTACCCAATGTTCTAGATCCTGCTGTACTATTTCCAGCCAAGTACAAGGTCACACCTGATCCTGGGGTTACCGTTAAGTTTGCAGCTCCTTGTTGAACAATACTAATAGCAGTTCCTATGTTGAAGCTTACTGTGGTATTATTCGGAATAGTAATAACGTTAGCACTGTTGGAACTGAAATAATGCTTACCTGCATCAGACAGTGCTAACGTAGCATTACTAGTGAATACCACTTGTGGAATATCTCTATAACCAATTGCAAAACCATTTATGTTACTAGTTAGATTACCGAGTATAGTAATATTATTGACACTTATTAGACCGGCATTGGTAACATCAAATCCTGACAATCTTGGAGCTGGGCTTGTTACAAACTCTGCGTTGATACTACCAGGGATTGTTATGTTACCTGCAGAATCAAATGTCCAGGTGTAACCATTTTTAACAATATTAGCAGCTATATTACCAGTATAGGTCGGCAAGTAAGCAGCCACATTAGTATTGCTGTAAGTTTCTGTAGCTGCACCATATGTAATCTTTTTTGTGCTAGTATCGTAATAAAGAATATTTCCAGTTGTACCACTGCCAATAGGATCTACATAAAATCCTGTACTAGAGCTATTAAGTACACTACCAGTAGCATTGAACACAATAGTACTGGCCGACATAGCCCTTGCTAACCTACCAATAGCAATAGAATAATTACCGTCAACGTTTGCGCCGTCACCTATTGCAACTGTAGCTATATCGCTTCCGCCTGATCCTCCTGCGCTAGAACCTATTGCAACTGCACCGTTACCTTGGAATGATCCTCCTGCGCCTGTACCTATTGCTATTGCATCGATTCCTTGATTGGTCGCGGCAGCTCCAGTACCGATGGCAACAGAATTATTACCTTGATTGTTCTGTGCCGTAGTTGCACCAATAGCAATAGCATAATTGCCCTGATTGTTAGTAGCAGACGTCGGACCAATGGCTACTGCTGAAAATCCTTGGTTTGTGAATCCTGCTGAAAATCCAATCTTTACATTGGCAACCGATGTCAAATAAGCCGCCACGTTGGTATTGCCGTAATTACTGCTTGCTGCAATGCCAGTTAACAATGCTCCATTACCGATGAAATACGATCCTGTTATGTTTCCACTGGCAACTATATTATTAGCAACAGTGATATTGCCACCTGTCAAAGTTGTGCCAACTACTAAATTCGTTTGGATACCAACTTGGCCGTTTACGGAACCATAGTTCAGTGTCAAGTTTCTGGAACCATTTGGAGCTAACAAGTAGCCCAATCCGCCAATACCAACACCTGCGGTTGGAGAATATGTTGTATTGGGTGACAGAATTAACGATCCACTATCATCGTAAATTGTCGCGCCATTTGTGCTGCCAACAGCCTTAAATTGTATTTTGCTTGCTGCACTTGCAGCCGCCATTATTATGTTGCCCACTGACAAGTTACCAGTATAGGTCGGCAAGTAAGCAGCTACATTGGCATTGCCATAATCCCCGCCCACATTACTCGATATTACACTACCATTAACTGACAGTTGTCCATTTGCGGTAACTGTGATTGGCACTCCGCCCAAATACATTGTGCTGTTACTTAACCACAAATCTTTCCATTGTCTTGTGGCACTGCCTAAATTATAGGTAACATTAGCACCAGGAACTAAGCCTGTAGAATTAATTTGTGTAATTACATTTGCATCTTGCGGTGCACCAACGAAGAAATTAATATTTCCAGTAGTCGACCCAATAACTAAATTACCACGGCTTACGCTACCTGGACCAGTGACATTATTACCAACAGCCAATAAATAAACGTCGTTGGGTTTGATCACCTCAAAACCAGGAAAATTATAAGTACTACTAGCAATTCCCAAATCTACATAATGTGTTGCATCTGTGCCATTATCAGCCGTACCAACAAAATCAGAGCTAGATAAATTTCCTGAATTTAAATTTTGATGAACTATCTGACTATAAGAATTAACATTGGCATAAACTTGTACAAATGCTGTTGGAAAACTGCCAAATACGTTTGCATTTGAAGAAATAACTAAATTACCAATAGTTTGGGTAGTATAGTTTGCATAAAATTTTGTATAGTCTATATTATCGTGAGTAATTTTTATGTAAGACGGAGGACCGTTTACATGTACAAACCCAGATAGTCCTTCACCTGGTGTATAGAATGAATAACCAACTGAACTACTTTTACTTGCGGTAAAATCTGTGGCACTAAGTTGTCCATTGAAATTAAAATCAAATGCGTTGGAAATAGTGTTAAAACTCATACGGCCGTTGTTGGCCCATAGATAAATGGTAGAATTTAGTGCGCCGTTTGTAGCAGAAATTCTGGCATCATTATTTGCAACAGTAACCATGGTGCTAAAGTTGTTTGCGGAATTAGCAGTGATTAAAAATGCATCTGTTATTAATAAATTGCCAGCAGAAATATTGCCTGTATATGAAGTAAGATATGCTGCTACATTAGCGTTAGAATAGTTAGTAGTAATACCACTTAACAAGGAGCCATTACCGACAAAATAAGACGCGGTTACATTTCCACTAGTGGTTACTCCATTGTTTAATACAACAATTCCAGTCCCATCGGGATCAATGACAATGTTAGCGTTGGATACTGTGCCGAATATAGTCTGATTAGAAACATCAAGATTTCCCAAACTAAAGCTAGCTGGATGGCCTCCTTGCGTGACGCCATCGTGAATATTCAAGGTCCAGTTAGTTGTATTAACTGTAAGTTCACCTTCTGGCCCTGTATAAGTAGAACTTACATTAGCGTTACCACGCTTCCATTGGACTGTTTTGCTCATTTATATCTTCCAAACATTTGTTATGTACATACTTATCAAAATTCTCTATTACTTTGTATTCAACGCTGCGGACAAATTGTCAATGAACGGGTAATTTTGATTAAACCCTACAAAGAAATTAACATCAAGTACAGAAATTATTGCACCAGCAGGCGCTCCAGTTAGGCTACCAGTTTCCCACATTGCTGCTACATACTCGGACCCAGTAAATGCACTGGTCATTGCAGTGCCTGTGCCCAGGCTAGTAAACGTACCTGGTCTTCCAAAAACAATACTATTAGAACTATTAGCTAATAAAAATTCAGGTTGTACTGTGACTGCTGCACTATATGCATATTCTGTTGAACTTCTTACAACATTGCCACCGCCTAAGGTAGTCACAAATGTGTCAATGGCATTATCCCTGACTCCAAGATCACTGTTTTCACCTAATATGAACATGGCTCCACCACTTTGTAAATAGTTGAACAATTTACTAGTAGGATTATTGGGATTTGTCACATACGGGCTCGCATAACCAATATCCCAAATATGTGCAAACTGTGACAAGTTTAATGTGTTTAAATCTGCATAACTTTGAACCAAAGAAGTTGTAAATCCCAAAGTTGCTTCTCTTGCCTGTATTACAGGGTAGATATTGGTTGCAGGATTTATATCACCAGAATTATTATAATAATTAGTATCCCCGCCCGGGCCATCTGTTAAAGGATCATAAAAAACGAGAACATTTTTTTTATACCCTCTGCTAGCAGGTCTATTATAGTTAAACCCAAGTCTACTTGCTCCTATCATTATGCATATCCAGTGGTTAATGTTGCATAATAATTTGTGCCATCATAGAACATATTCATTATGTCTATAGAATTGGCCGCAGTGCTTAAAGTTTTAAAATTGCCAGCAAATTTATAATTTGCGTTAGGAGTTAATAAACGATTTCCAGTGGCATCTTGGATAAAAATTAATGTTAAACTTTGTCCAAGTATCATATCAGTTGGCGTAGACAAAGTTACATTTCCAGTCAAAGTTGAAGTCTGTACAGATCCGTTAGATCTATTTGGTGTAAATGTTCCAGAAACATTGCCAACAGAATATAAAGTATCAATTGGCCCTGGTATGGTTACAGTTACTATATTAGAGACATTCGTTGCAGTTACACCTTCTCCCACAAAATTCAAAGTAGAAACATTACCGGTAATTGTGGTTCCTTCGTCTTTTACTGTAATTTCTGACCCGGGTCCTTGTGGTCCTTGTGGTCCTGGTACATTACTGGTACCTGCAGGACCTTGTGGTCCTTGTGGTCCTTGTGAACCTTGCGGGCCTGATCCTTGTGGTCCTTGTGGTCCTTGTGAACCTTGCGGGCCTGAACTACCAGTAAAACCCACTGGGCCTGGATTGCCTTGTGGTCCTTGTGGTCCTTGTGGTCCTTGAACTCCAGTGGGTCCTTGTGGTCCTACTTCTCCTTGTGGTCCTTGTGGTCCAGTATTACCAATTGGGCCTTGTGAACCTTGATTACCAATCGGACCTTGTGGACCTTGTGGGCCTGGCACGTTACTAACGCCGCTTGGACCTTGTGGTCCTTGTGGTCCTTGTGAACCGGTGTTGCCAGCCTGACCCTGCGGACCCGTAGGTCCTTGAACACCCCTTAATCCCGTTACTCCAGCCGGTCCTTGTGGTCCTTGTGGCCCAGCTACGGTGCTGTTTGCTCCAGCAGGTCCTTGTGGTCCTTGTGGTCCTTGGGGGCCTGTTGGGCAAGGGATTCCTAATAGGCTTTCTAAACTCATGTTTGTTCCTTAAATTGTTCCAAAATCATACATTGCGCTGTTTATCCCGTCACCCACTGATCCAAGATCTAAAGCCGCAGGCTGATCAACTGGGTAGGCTGAATTACTTACATATAACTGTCCAGCTCCGCCGTAATTGTCATCAACGTATGATGCCACATTTCCCCAGCAAGTTTGTATTTTTACATTATAATTATATTGTTCTCTATCTAACTGCACTAAATCTAACCCAGTTAGTGTAACGTATCCCAACCCAGCAGCAGCATTGCTCATTACTACATTTGCACTTAATACCACATTGGCATTAGAAAAAACATAGTCATCGACCACGTTAAATGTAAGTAAATGTCCGGTTACATCAATGGGTTTTTGATCTGCATTTTTTACTGCAATCTTAACAACATTGGTAATGCCTTTGTAAATTTGTAATGGTCTGGTATACACAACTCTATTCCTTTGAGGGATTTCTACTGGTATTAGACAAGTTGAACTGATGTCAAATTGCACATCCACAGTATTGTCATAATAGTAACTTATAACGGTTTGCATCACATATTTAGTTGCTTTTCCATATTCAACATATACAAAATTTTCGGTAATAAATATCATTGTGGATTTAGTTTACCAAAATTTATTAGATCAGTACCCCTTTTTAAGTTTTCTTACTTATGGGGGTAATGAATATATAGGAATTATTCAAAACCTGGATGATGTAATTACCAGCATCTATGATTTCGGGTTACTTAAAACTCCTGATCAAAAACGACTGTATTTAGAATTCGGGGAAGTATGGTGGTGGGAAAGTAATAGGATGGTTCCTATTAATATTTTTCTAAAGTCAGATTGGGGTGTATTTAGGCCCACACTTAAGACTTTTAACAGCAAAGATGTAGAATTGAAATACGGACCCGCGTTGAGTCTTAAAGAATCTGCACAAAAAAGATCAAAAAGAAGAAGTATTACACTTGTTCGACGAGTCGTCTAAGATTATCTTCTGTATTAGTCAGCAAATTCATATGAACTACTACCAAATGAGCATATGAAATTGCATGTGCTTTTTTAAAGTAATATCCGTCGTCTTGGGGTTTTTCAAATACAGTTTCAGCAACTTCCGCCCAAGGAAGCCCAATTAAGTGTCTTTTAGCAGGACGAATAACACTTAAAAACATGGCCATCCTGGGAATACTATTCACAGCTTCTGGCATCTTGATTAATGTATCATAATGATTACCAATATGAATTAACTGCCCACAGAACTCTCGATCATATAATTTAGCCCAGCTAGGTTCTTGAGCCATTAACTGTTCTAAATGATTTTCGTTTTTTACTTGTTGGTACAAGCTAACATTTAAAAAATCTAATTTAAAATACCCACGGTCTTCAGCCGTCTGATAATCCAGACTGGATTGACCAGTATACGGATCTTTGGGGATATCTGTAAAGTACACTCCAGTATTATGCTTACTTAATTTGCCATCTTTGATAATGCTGGCAGACGTATGCTTTAGTAAACCAAGAATCTGATCCCTGTTGGCAAAATCAATGTCAATATCTGACTTAAATTTCATAGTCCCGCCTTTTGTAAAATATCTTTGACCCATTCTGTGTCTGCTGCATAGTCTGTAAACTTACGTTGCCAATAATCGGGATCAATCCAGGGCATTAGGATTGCCAGTTGTTCTTGATTCAATGAACTAAGAAAATCAATTCCACTGGAACAGTTAAACACTATCCAAGGGCTAATACGTCCGTTTGAAATATGATGAACTATACGATTGCCAGACCCTAATCTAAAGTAATTATTGAAGTTATTTTGCAGTATTGTATCAATGTCTGCGTAGTCTTGCATTTCTTTTAAGGCACGCTCTATTGCATCTTGTACAGCTTCTTTTTTCATATACTCAGATAACCATTCCAAGTATAGCACTTCTTTACACCAATGATCTAATTTTTTATTGTTCTTTAACAACCAATTTGTAAAATTACTTACATTGATACATCTGATTGCTGTTACATGTCTGCCATATTTGACAAATGCAGTATAGTACGGACTGGTTGCAAAATCTTCGTAGGTTTTTAATCGAGCACTGCCTTGGGATACTTCGTAAAATTTTAAATAAGACTTGAACCCGAGCTGGACTCCTGTTTCATTTTGCTGTTGCCATCTACGTTTGGGTTCACATAAATGTGCAATCAGAGTACTTTCTTTAATATAAGATTTACCACAATACCGACAACTATAGCTCATATATTATTTTGTTGTATGTAATTATATAGATATTCTACTAAAGGTAGATTTTCGTTACCTTGATAATGTTTACAAGAAGGGCTAACACCGACGTCGGTACTTGTCGAGCCCGCTTCGTGTAAAAATAAATTACTAGACCATGTATCCAGATTTATTAAGCTTTTATTTTCTTGAATACATTTCAATTTCGGTTCGCTTATATGATTTTTCAATGACGACGACATTAGAAATTCATCACCGGGGGCAGAATATATCACATGTCGAATATTTCTACTAGTTAAAAAACCACTTAGGCAAATTACATCATGAAAAAACATGTCCATATATTTGTGATTAACATCAAATTTATAACGATCCTCGATATATTTGATATATTGATCATTTAAGTTTGCATATCTTAAATTTTTTATTCCAACTGGACTATAGCTGACCCAATGACGATTATAAGATTCAATTTTAGGATTCCATGGGGCCGACTGTCTATTCCAAAAGGTAGTAGATATAATTGCAAAATCAACAGGTCGAGTTAATATATATTCTATTGTGCTTGTAAAAATCCTATCGTTGCTTGATCCGGGCAAACTAAGATTGAAATAATTTTCGATATTTAATTTTTTAGCCAAGACTGGTAAAGAAGTTCCCCATGCTGCCCCATAACTACAACCGTTTAACAACAGCATTAAGATAATTCCTTTTTAATTTCGCTGTCGCTCATGCCCATTTCTTTGGCCATGATCTTAATTTCTTTTTCAGTGTTCAGCTCGGCCATGAGAGCGATATCGTTTATTTTCATAGCAGGATAGAGTTTACTTAAAAATTTAATAATTTTAGTATTTGAACCTTCTTTTTTCTTGCTGCTTAACCAATAGTGTCGTTGTTTGCCCATGCCCGGACTCACTGACGTACACATTAACCATTGTAGTTTTGTGTGCTTATTAAAATCGAAAAAATTTATGTTTACTCTTTCATTACTGGCCAGCAGATACCAAGCTTGAAGATCACTGCTGCCTTCGACATTAGCACTGTATTTCATCATTAGGTAAGTGCTGAACTTTTTACGTTCTTCATCTGTGAGCTCGTCATAAAATTCTCGATTTTTTAAATCAAGTTGAGCCATTTCGTTATTGATACTTAGTTTATCGCTCATAACATACATTAAATGGTTTTGTCAGCTTGCTCTGTTAATAAATGATATAGTACTATAACACGATCTAGTTCAGCTTGTAAAACAGAATTGGATTTTGCAGTTTCTCTGATTTTATCCCATAGCTGATTTTCTAAGAGTTGATCTCTAAACTTTACTTCTGTAGAAGTTAAGCCATTCCAATCATATCCAATTTCTATTTTTGTACCAGGGTCTGCACCAAATTCTCTGGCATACACATGACCGTTTACACGTTCGTATATGTATTTGGTGTCTGGTTTAAGATTGCCCATATTTATATCCATACTGAGAATGAGCCCAACGTAAAAATCTTTCTAATTCTTCTTGATCATCGGGATAGCTTTCTAAATAAATTTTAGCTAGACGATTGATAATTTCAAACATTTGAGGTTCTGTATATTGTGCCATATCATTGTTTACCAAACTTTAGAATAATTAACTACTTCACTTTGACGACTAATATCTTTAACAAAATAAACGCACATAGGTTTATCTGTTCCTGTCTCTAAAGGCACGGCCAACATCTGCCCAGGTTTGAGTTTGGGGAAGTACCATTTAACGTCTTGATATATGTCAATTACTTCTACAGGAAAAAACTCAGGGCGAAAGCTAGCCATAGGATTAAAAGCAAATGCACTAAAGCCACGATCATTGATACTAGTAAGCGGAACAACTTCTAAATCTCCTAAATCAGGTTCACCGATCAGTAGTTGCCAATCTATGGGCATTTTAACTACGTTATTGCCTATCTTAAGAACTAGTGCAGGACTGTTAAAACTTTCCAAGAAGATAAGTGGAATAAAAAAGTAGTCTGGATCTTTGGGGTCTGAATTATCTAGTACGCAGAATCTGATGTCGTCCACTTCCTCTGGTATCTCGTTTAATTCGTAGCTAGTGTTGTCGAGAGTTAATAAACGCAGAATATTCTCCTTTTGTATAAATAAAAATGCTAGTCGCGATATTTGCCGTATCCACTAGCTCTAACGATTAATAAGGAATCATCAGCAATGTATTTACAAAACAAATATACTAGTTGGTATAATAGCATTATCAGCAACGCAAAGTCAAGAACTTTATCAAAAGAAATATATACCGAAAAACATCATATCATTCCAAGAAGTTTGGGTGGTAATAATTTAGATGAAAATCTGGTTAGGTTAACAGCTCGAGAACATTTCTTATGTCATTTATTACTACCCAAAATGCTTACAGGAATCAACAAACGAAATATGACTTTTGCAATTTGGTCAATGTTAAATAGAGATCATTCTAAACAACGATCACGACACAAAATTAGTTCACATACATATCAAAAACTTAAAATTCAAGTTGCCCGAGCTTCATCCGAAATACACAAAGGCAAATCAAAATCAGAAGAAACTAAACGAAAAATGTCAGCAAAGGCAAAAGGCAGAACTTCTCTTAATAAGGGTAAGCAGATGTCCGAAGAACAAAAACAAAAAATGAAGGACACTATTGCAAAAAATGGCAGAATTATTTCTCCGGACACAGTTAAAAAAATATTAGAATCTCGAAAAGATTACACGCATTCAGAAGAAACGAGACAAAAGATAGGTGCAGCACATAAAGGTAAAACTCAAATTGTTACAGAAGAACAAAAACAGAAAATTTCTGCGACACTGAAAGGCAGGACACCAACTTGGCTAGTAGGTAAGCCTGCTCCTAATAGGGGAATTTCTCACTCGAGTGAAACTGTTGCAAAATTGAAACTAGCTGCACAAAATCGAGAAAGACTTACCTGCATTCATTGTGGTAAGACTGCGCCTAAATGCAGTTTTACTCGGTGGCACGGTGATAACTGTAAGAACAAATAGTCAACTCTGCCATTCGGTTTTTTCTACACTAAATGGATAGTTTGCTTCTTTGTAAAATTGCTTGCGCTTAGTTAAATGTCGTTTGGCAAATTTACAAGTCGATGTTATGTCCCAGATTTGGACGAAGTCCTTGTCTTCAGCTTTTCTAATACCTCGCCCAATTGATTGTATAACCCTTGTAAAGCTCTTTCCGGACTCCACAAGAACCAAATTAAAAATCCTAGGGATATTAATACCCACAGCGGCCACACCGTAAGTCGCCACAGCAACCTTGTCATCAGTAATCGCAAATTCATCGTACTCATCTTTTCTTGCCTTTGATTTAGTAGCTCCAGATACAAAAACTGCATTTTTTATTTTACTGGTCAATCTCTTACCTGGATCTACTCGATCGACCAGTACTAGTGTATTTCCCGTTTCAGAAATCTTGTTAATAAGATTAGCAATATAGTCTAATCGATCGTCTGTCTCTAACAAATATCTTAGTTCTTGTTGATAGTCTTTGTATTCGACATAGTCGATCATTTGTATTACATTCACGTGACAGTTACTTAGATGCCCCTGTTCTTGTAATTCGCTGGCACTAAGTTGCCCTATCACTGGACCAATGCAACAGTTCAATGCTTGATATGCATAAGCTTCTTTGGGAACTGTGCCTGTTAATCCCCAACGAATAGGCACACGAGCAAAGATGGTGGTCAACATAGACTTCAATGCATCTGCTTTGGCACTGTGAGCTTCATCAACCATAACGCAGACAACACCTTCAATAAAGTCGTGTATGGTTACATCTGCTTCGTAGTTCTTTGTATTCTTCACTAAAGCATTCAAACTTTGCCATGTGCAGATTGTGTGTTGTTTAGTATATTCTTTGCGATCCCCGAACAATACACCAACGTCTAATCCCATGGTTTTGTAGTCTGTTTCTGTTTGTGTAACAAGACTTTTAGAAGGAACAATAACAATGCTCCGACCCAAATGTTGCACACTTGCAGACAGTGCCGCGGTCATAATAGTTTTACCAGCGCCTGTGGCCACTTCCTGAATACACTGCGGATTCTTTAAAAAGCGATTGATAATTTCAACTTGATAATCGCGCAGTATAATAGGTTCATTGTTGGGCCATTGTTTGTGAGAGAAACTATCTTCGACCACTTGCCCGAGTTCTAATGTAGTACTGTATTCTCGGACATCATCTACATCAATATCGTAACCCCGTTCTTCTAAGTAAGGAAGAATATCAGGCAATAAATTAATGTAGGTTGTCCCGCCCAAATTAAAGTAAGGCACTCTACCGTCCCAACGCCCTAATCGGACCGCAGGCAAATACTTTGCTCCAGGTATTTCGTATTTGAACTTTTCTACTAATCGTTTTCGATCAGTGAGTTCAAGCCCTTCGATCTTTACGTTAACTTCGTCGCGAATAATTAATTTTGCTTGATTCATTCTAGAATTATAATTTTTTCAGCATTAGAAACCCAACTTTGTTTTTTACTACCTATCATCAGGCTGGTGGTA